GCTGATATAGTTGCAGGTGAAATGAATAAGAAAGCAAAAATATTCGTTACCGAGATTGGAAAAACAAACCAGAAAACGGTAGTTGAAGAAGTTGAAACTGCTTTAGTTAATGTTATTTCAAATACACCTGTTAGAGGATATGAAATCTTTGCTCAAGAAGTAACCAGAACGAAGAAAGGTTACTATAGAGCGTGGATTGGTTTAAGATTACCTCTAGGTGAGTTTAATAGTATGTATGATTACACAATTGCAGAAGTAGTTGATAGTCATAAGATTAAACTAAAAGCAATTGAAGCTTTCAATGATGTAGAAAGTACTTCAAATGAAAAAAAGAACAATGAGCAATAATGAGATTATTGTCTATTCAAAAGACAATTGTGGTTATTGCGTGAAGGCGAAGTCCCTTCTAAAGGGACTTGGTCTTACTTTTGTTGAAAAGAAGATGGAAGAATTTGATAGTGTGGATGATATGTTGAAAGACATAGGGAAAAAAGTTAGGTCAATGCCACAGATAAAGATAGATGGAAAACTAATTGGTGGTTATAATCAGTTAATAGAATATTATAATAATAAAGGTTTAGTTAATTTCAAAGGTGAAGTAAAATAATGTCAGATAAAGACGATAAAGATAAAAAACCAAAAAATGCGTTTAAAAATGTTGTTTTATTTCCAGAGAATAAAATAAAACGACCACCTAGACCAACTGACCCAATGGCAGCGAAGAAGATGAGAGCATATCAAGCTGCTAAATTTGTAGAGACGGCAACAGATGAGATTGGATTAGATTTAGTTAGAAAGTTTGTTGCAATGGGTTTAGATACAAGACAAGATGTATTCACAAAAGATTTGGCGTTATCTATGGACGCAATTAGAGGACTTTTATATAGACAATTTTCAATGGGACATCCCATACATAAAGTTGTGGACGCTTCAGTTAAGTTGCGTATGAACCCAGCAGGGGTGGTAACTGCTAGAATAGAATATAGTAATATAACAGATGAAACAAGTAGAACTACAAAACCGATAAACAAAGATGTATCGGATGATTTGAATAATCGTAATCACGGTTTTTTTCAATTTACAGAAGATTTTAAATTTGACGGACCAGAGTTTTCGGATGATGGTGTACCACCATTTCCACCAAGTCCAAAAGATGATGATGACGAAGGTCCAGAAAAAGCATAAGGAGAAGTTATGGAAGTAGATACAGATAAAGTACAAAAATGGGTAGATGAATTTGCTAGTAAGCACTTTGCAAAAGGTTCACATAGGTGGGCATTTTGGTTTGAAGGTGTTATTATAGGCATAATTCTATGCAACATTTGGTAAACAGAATTTGATTGTGATGAACCATTATAATGCGATTTATCACAGCAAATAATAAGGAGGATTGAACAATTATGTTTAATTTTTTATTTAATAAAAAAAGGAGACGATATACAATGGCTAGACCAAAAATATCAAAAACGCAGAAGGTATTAAACCTTTTGAACAAAGGTGAAGCAGTTTCTTGGAAGACTTTAAGAAACAGATTTGACCTTGGGTCACCAAGAGCAATGGTTGACAAATTAAGAGAACAAGGACATATGATATACATAAACCAAAATGGTAAAGGTACTTCATATAGAGTTGGTACTCCTACTAGAGCGATTATCGCTGCTGGTATTAAAAAGCTTTATGGAACAGCATATTCTTACGCAAATAGGGTATAGTTCCTAAAGGTGAGGAAGGCAGATTATCTGCTTTAGGAGGCGACCAAAGCTAGCGTGGAGGTCGCCTCACTTTCTCAGGAAGATTATGAGTTATAAAGAAACAAAGCAAGTTAGAGTAGAACAAATAATACCTAAAGATTATGCTGAAGGATTAGCAAAACTATTAGTTGAAAGACATTTTAAATATATGGCACAACAAGTTTCTGAAAAAGATGTATATAATTCAATTAAAGAATTTGATGACATAAACGAAATATGGCACGCTAGGACAAGATGAGTAGGTTAAATACTAGACGAGATATAGTAATTGCAAATTTAAATAGTGAATACCCAAAGTTTTTAAAAGCAATACCTAAATTAAGTAATAAAGATATTATGAAACATAAATTGATGAAACTATTAAATGAACTAAAGACAATGATGACAAAGGAGATGTTATGAGTGATGAATATGGAACAACAGATGAACACGATAAGACCTATGAGAACGAACACGAAAGAGATTACTCTCCAATGGTGTCTATCTCATTAAAAGAATATGATAAGTTAAAAGAGAAGCAACATTATATTACAGATAAAAGTTTAATTGAGTATATTGATAAGTTAGAATTTTTTTTAAAAGAGTTAAGAAAACATATAGTAAGAACGGATATATAATGGCGAAGATGAGAATTTTTAAATTTTGGAAAGATGATAAAGAAACGGAAGAAATAGAATCCAGTTCCTTTAAGAAAGCAGTTAAGTCTTTTCAAAACAAAGTAAAACAAAGTATGGTATATGTTGAGTGGGTAAGTAAGAAAGGTCAGGAAATGACCAAATGGCAAAAACTACCATTGGGAAGAAAAGATAAAATAGGTAAATGAAGTATATGCTAATGTTGTATTGTTTATTATTAATGTATATAATATTTGTAGTTTATATGACTTATAATAATCCTAATTTTTTTGGAGCTTTTAATTAATGATTATAGTTGATATGCACCAAGTATTGATTAGTAATATAATGGCACAACTTTCAATGAAGAGTTGGAAAGGTACCAAAGAAATAGGAGTTATTAATAAAGAAATGGTAAGGCATATGTGTTGCAATTCATTAAGAGGTTATGTTAGAAAATTTAGTAATGATTTTGGTTGGAGAAACAAAAATTTAATACTTGCCTGTGATAGTGCTGACCCTTGGAGACGAGATTTCTTTCCTAATTATAAATGGAATAGAAGACAAGGTAGAGAAGAAAGCAAAAACGATTGGGACATTATGTTCAAATTGATATTAGAAATTAAAGATGAGATTGCTGAGAACTTACCATACAAAGTAATTGCTGTAGAGAACGCAGAAGCAGATGATATAATTGCTGTGATTGTAGGTCTACAAGAGGAAGATAAGTACCTTATAATATCGGGTGATAAGGATTTTAGACAACTTCAAAAGTTTAATAATGTATTTCAGTATTCTCCTATTCAAAAGATTATGATTAAAGAAGATAACCCGAAAAGATATTTACACGAACAGATAATCAAAGGAGACCGAAGTGATGGAGTTCCTAACATTTTGTCTCCCGATGATGTCTTCATAACGAAGAAGAAACAAAGTCCAATAACAAAGAAGAAATTAGAAGAGTGGGCACAGGTTGATGATATACCTTTGGGAAGTGAGACCAAAAAATATTATAATAGGAACAAAAAATTAATAGACTTATCTATGATACCAGAATCATTAGTTAATTCTATTATAAATAGCTATAAGAATTGTAAAGTGCCTAGTAGGTCCAAACTACTACCGTATTTTATGAATTATAAACTGAAATCACTAATTGAAAACATTAATGATTTTTAATATTGCAATATAAGAGGAAATGAAATGGCTGAAAATAAAAGTATAGTGAATCCTGCTTTAAGACAAGCAGCTCAAACAGCGTCTTCAATGGTGCTGACATTCCACGAAATCTTTACTAAAGTTAATAACGCAAAAGACAAAGAAAGAAAGATTGAAATATTACGACAATATGATAGTCCTTCTATGAGACAAGTCCTGAAAGGTGCATTTGACCCAAAAATTAAATGGGATTTACCTTCAGGTACTCCTCCGTACATTGAAAATGACGCTCCGTTAGGTACAGAACATACTTACCTAGACCAAGAGGCGAAAAGATTATGGCACTTTGTAGTTGGCGCTGATAACAATTTAACTAAAGTGAAGAAAGAAACTTTATTTATCCAAATGCTGGAAGGTCTGTCCGCAGACGAAGCAAAACTATTATTAGGGGTTAAAGATAAGAACCTTAACAACCTATATAAAGGGTTAACTTCAGCAGTTGTTAAAGAATCGTTTAATTGGAATGATGATTATGTCAAAATTGAGACATAAAATTTAGTGTTTTTAGGGGGTTTTTATATGATAAATCCCCTAAAATAGACGAATATTTTGCTTGACAAGGGTACTGAATTAGTGTATAATAAATACTATAAATGATGAAAGAGGTATATTATGATTAAATTGATGATTAAAGTATGTGTTTTTATATATTTTGTGGGAGTAGGTTTACATTTGACAATGCAATACGCAAAAGCAGACGAATACACAACCGCTACAACAGCACACATAATCACACAAACGGTTACTAAAGGCGATATAGACCATAAGAAAGTTTTAACTGCTGAATTGGAAAGATTAATCCACAGGATGGCAATAGATATGACTTTCGTAATGCAGAAACACTTGCCTAATATTTTAGAAGGCATAGCCGCTGAAATAAGAGAAGACGCAGATAGAATTTATAAAGAAAGCCAAACTAACTAGGGAGGTTTTATGGAAAATTTTATTTATAGTGTTGCTGATACATTACAACTTATGTATAGTATTGCTCCAAAAGAGATATGGATAATAGTATTCGCTAGTATTTTTCTGTATCTACATTTAGAATACAAAGATTGGAAAAATAACAGAAACAAATAAGAGAGAGAACTATGCCATCAAAAAAACCTAAATCAGTTAGGTATGCCACTCTTAAAAGAAGAGTTAAATCAGAATATCAGCATACAAGAAAATACAAAACCACATATAAAGATATAAAGAAAGTATTTGCCTGGATAAACGAGGCAATATTTGATAGTGAACTACAACCTTTTAATGATGTACTATTAAAAGATTTAAGAAATCAAAGATGTTTCGGACAGGTTACACAATGGGAATGGAAAAGAAAAGGTACAACTGCTTTCCATTTAGAAATGTGTACACACTATAAAAATAAAAAAGAATTTATTGATACCCTTGGCCACGAAATGGTCCATCTGTTTCAAATGACTAGAGGAGATAGTGGGAATCATAATGCGTTGTTTTATTCATATAAGAACAAAATGAGTAAAGCAGGAATTAATATAGTATAATAAGTTTTAAATTTATGGGTAAAGTGAAACAAAAAATTAACAAAGAAGTAAGTACTGCTTTAGTGTCCGTTAGAAAATGGACAAAAAGACTATTAGGCATTGGTATCTTATTTGGTTCCATATATCTAATAGGAACTTTTCATCCAAACAATTACATCTTACACAAATACGAGAAACAATACGAATTAAAATATTTAGAAAAATTAAAAGAATTAGATTTAAGAGAACCTTCTTTTGAATATAATAACAATATGCAATTTGTTAGGGCAGTCCACAAGTGTATTGATTATATAAATTTCACAACACCATCAGCAAATAGAGTACCATATGAAATGGTTACAGCACAAGCAGTTTTGGAAAGTGCTTGGGGTCAAAGTAGATTTGCAGTAAAAGGACATAACTTATTTGGCATAAGAGTATTTGATACAACAAAACCACATATGTTACCTGAAGGTATGGAAAAATGGCCAGGTTGGGGTGTTAGAGTATTCGCTACGAAATGCGATAGTGTAAAAGAATATATTAGATTAATGAATGAGCATCCTGCTTATGAGAGATTTAGAGAGTTGAGATTAAAACAACTTTCTTTATATGGCAAAATGGACCCAATTGAGTTAGTAAAAACACTTGATAAATTTTCCACTACACCTGATTATCCAGAACGAGTAATCAAAATAATACATAAGATACGCAAACTAGAGGAAGATATGTAATGAGACCAAACAATTGGGAAGACCAAAGTTATAATAATGTTAAAGAAGATAATCGTCCTTATATGGATGACTTTTTAAAGAAGACAATAGAACAAGCTTTTATTACCTTTGAAAGGATGAGAAGAGGAGAACGCAAGGTATATTTTACAGGCAACTGGCAAAAAGATGTATTGGCGTGTTTTCCTGGAAGACAATCAAACAAAGTGTTTAAGAAGATGAGAGTTTTTTTAGATAACAATAAAGAGTATTGTTTCACACAGAAAAAATTGGAAAATATTGAAGGATACGAATATATAGTTATTAGGAGATAGTATGGGCATATTAGCATTAATAGCGGCATTAGCAATTTCTGGAGTAGCTGCCTTGTATAGTATATTAGGTTTAGCTGCTATATTTGCAGGTGCGAAGATACCTATTATAATAATGGGTGGTGTATTAGAAGTTGGTAAGTTGGTTACTGCTTCTTGGTTATATCAGAACTGGAAAAATCCACTCCTACCAAAATCAATAAAATACTATTTGACCACTTCGGTTATCGTATTAGTCTTTGTTACCTCTATGGGTATCTTTGGCTTCCTCTCAAAGGCACATTTAGACCAAGTTAAACCTACCACAACCAATGAAACTAGAATTGTTTTAATTGATAAACAGATATTACAGGAAGAACGAGTAATAGTACGAGCAGAAAAGACTTTAGAAAGATTAGATAGAGCTTTAGATGTATATATTTCAAAAGAATATGTTACCAGAGGATTAAGAGAACGAAAGAAACAAAAAGAAGAACGAGAAGAACTTACTTTAGCAATCAATACAGCAATGGATAAGATTGATGAGTTGATGGTAAAGAAACAAGAATTTCAATTAGAGACAAAAATGCTAGAGGCAGATGTAGGTCCTCTAAAATATATTGCTGAATTAATATATGGTGAAGAGAAAGCAAAGGATATGTTTGATGAAGCAGTTAGAGCAGTTATAATAGTATTGATATTTGTATTTGACCCATTAGCAGTATTATTATTAATAGCAGCTAATATATCACTATCAGGTTGGAGTAAACTACGAAAGAAAAAGAGAGAATATAATCAGAAGAAATTAGATTTACAGATTAAAAGAGAAAACGAAAAGATTAAAGAAGCAAAGAAACAGATAGGTAACTATAAAGAATTTTTTAAGAAGTTGGCAAAGAAAAGATTAACCAATGAAGATTATGAGAGATTTTTTCTTACATTAGGAGCTAAAGAAATGAGAGAAATGGGTCTGGATGCCGATGAAATACGAATTAAAATGGACCAAATACTTGACTGGAATGCTAGTGAAAAACAACCAGATAAAACACTAGTTAAATCAAAGAATATAAAGCCAGAGAAGATGGATTTAATAGTATAGTGCTTGACAACAGCACGGAAATGATATATAATGAACCTTATGTACACAGATAAAAGGAAAAACGAACTGATTAAGAACGCAGAAAAAATGATGAATAAAGCTCAATCAAAATGGGCAGTAATGTTTTGGACTGGCGTTTGGAAACAATTATGTATTAAATTTAATAGGGTTAATTAATGAACATATTTTACCTAGATAAAGACATAAACAAAGCTGCCGAGTATCATAACGATAAGCATTGTGTTAAAATGATACTAGAATATGCTCAATTGTTATGTACTGCTCATAGAGAACTAGATGGAGATAATGCTAATGAGAATTTATATAAATCAACTCATAAAAATCATCCTAGTGCCAAGTGGGTAAGAGAATCAAAAGCGAACTATGAATATTTGTATAGATTGTTTAATGCTCTATGTAATGAGTACACACATAGATATGGCAAGACACATTTAACATATCAAAAATTACATAATGTTTTAGCAACACCACCACAAAATATACCAGATAAAGAATTTACAGAACCAACACCAGCAATGCCTGATGATGTTAAGAATAATGATAGTCTAAAAGCGTATAGAGATTATTATAAGAAATATAAATCACATCTAGCAGTATGGACTAAAAGAGATACGCCAGAGTGGTATCAATAATGACATCAAAAAAGAATATGAGAACTAATAGAAGTCCTAGAAGAATACATAGAAACAAAGGTGGAAGAAAAAAAGGTGTACATTATTTAAGTGAGGCACAATATAATAAGGAAAAAGCAAATGCTAGAGACCCAATGGATATTGTAGTTATAAAAAAATGACAGACTTATTTTTAGACATAGACAAATACAAACAAGAAGAGGAAGAAAAAGAGTTAAAGAATACTCACCCGATTGCACAGGCACACGAAGCAAAAGATGTTGCAGTAGGTAAAAGAATTAAAGTAGAAGATTTATCACAACAGAACAAAGACTTTCTAACAGAAGTGAATAAAGAAAAGGAAGAATTAGAAGCGTCTATGCAAGAATCATTTAGACAGCGTGATGAAAGAGTTGCTAGAGAAAAGAAAAGAGATATACAGAAGTTGTTGGAAGAAAATATGATAACTAACTTCAAAACACCAGAACAACAAATGGCAGAAAAATTAGAATATGACAAATGGTTAGAAGCAAAGAAACTTAAAACAGACTTATCTGGCATACCTTTCCAAATGACGCCAGAAGAAGAAGACAGAAACGCAGGAGTTGAACGAGACGAAAATGGTAATGTTAAGTCAGAAGAGACAAAGAAACCTGAACAAGATAAAATGATAGACTTTGAGTAATATGGATTTAATAGACGGATTAATATTAGGTATAGGTGGAACATTATTAACAATTGTATTGTTTTATATTGCGTTATGGATTGGAACACACGACCAAGAGAAAGAAAATCAATTAGAGGAAGACAACCCAATAACAAGATTTTGGAGAGATTTTAGGAACAAATAATATGATGATAGAAACATTAGTAGGTAAAACAATAGTTTTATTAAACAACATACAATTAGCACATTGGCAAACACATAGTTATGCTGAACACGAAGCGTTAGGAGAATTTCATAAGAAGTTAACTGACCTTAATGATAAACTTGTAGAGGCGTGGCAAGGTAACCAAAATAAGAGAGTACATATTGAAGGTGGACAACATACTTTACAAAATTATAGAAGTAAAGACCATACCATTTCAGAAATTGTACAATATCAACAAGACCTTTCACAAGCAACATACAATATTGCACAACAAAACAATTTAAATCAGTTTGAAGATATTATCGCTGTACTAGAAGATATGGCAGAAATAACTTCACAGGCACAATATCATTTATCATTAAAGTAAGAACACAATGCCGACATATTCGTTTATAAACAATAAAACTAAAGAAGAATTTACTGAATTTATGAGTATGTCCGAGAAGGATAAGTATTTAAAGAAGAATAAACACATTAAACAAACATTGAAAACAATAAATATCATTAGTGGCACAGGTGGAATTAGAAATGACAGCGGATGGAAAGAAGTACAAAGTAAGATAGCTGAACGCAATCCTGGTACGCCATTTGCCTCTCAACACGGCAAAGCGTCAACAAAAGATATTAAAACTAGGCAAGTACTAAAGAAACACGGAATACTACCGAAGTAATATGATATACAGAATACTTTTTTTATGTGTTATAAGTTTACTAGTCACCAATTGTGGTGCTGGCTTTAACAACCTATTCACGGTAGGTGGTATTAGTACAGCAGTTGCTAGTAAGAACGCATATAGTATTGGTTATAATACACTTGACTTGGGTATACAGATAAACTCTGGAAAACCTATTAGAGAACATATATTAGAATCAATAAAGAAAAAGGAGCATACATATGCTCCTACATTTTAGAGGAGAAATATAATGGCAAAAAACGATATGCCTGATTATATGAGAGGTTTTGATACCACAGATGATTGGGGATTTGTTCCTGTATCATCAAAACCTGTGGATCCTAAACCAGGTGTTGACGAAGAACAACTGGACTCAAAATTTGAAGGTACTAACATAGAACTAGCGAAAGTTAAATCAGATGTTGGTTCTATTAAAACTATGATGAACGAGATAATGCAAATAGTAAATGAAAAAGAGACTATCACAAAAGAAATAACTACCGAAGAAACTAAAGAAAGATTTAAAGAAGTTGAAAAAATCATATTACCTTTTTTATACAATCTTTCCAAATCGGAAGAGCCATATATACATTGGCCGAATAGAGGACCTATAATCAAAGCACAGATTGATAAGATATTAAAACTAACAAGGGGGTAATTTATGTCGCTTAAAGCGAAACATAAGGAACTGAAAAAGGAAGTATTAATAGCAGAAGAAAAACGAAATGGGCAAAGAGGATATGAATCGTGGTTAAAATTAAGAGAATTGAAAAAACTAAAACTAAAAGCGAAGGAAAAATTAAATGAAATTAAGTAAAAATTTTTCATTAAAGGAAATGACTACAAGTCAGACGGCTGAACGGAAAGGGATTAATAACAATCCTAATGACGACCAGATTACAGCATTGCAGAAGTTATGTGAAAATATATTGCAACCTGTAAGGGACCATTATGCTACGGCAGTTACCGTATCAAGTGGTTTTAGGAGTGAAGAACTTTGCGTAGCAATTGGTTCATCTACCAATTCACAGCACGCCAAAGGGCAAGCTGCCGACTTTGAAATATTTGGAACGCCAAATGCTGAACTAGCAAAATGGATTATGGATAATTTAGATTATGACCAATTGATTTTGGAATATCATAATCCAGACGAACCAAATAGCGGTTGGATACATTGTTCATACAAGAGTCCAACAGACAACAGAAAGAGTACATTGAGAGCGTTTAGAGACGATAAAGGTAAAACTCAATATGTTGAATATAGTCCCAATTGAACGCTGGGTCTAGTAAGTAAAGACGAGATAAACGATATGTACTTGAGGAATAGGTCAAGTTAGCTGCTTGACAAATTGCTCGTGTGATGATATAATGATTGAAATAAAGGAGTAAGATAATGGCTAAAGAATTTAAATTTGTTGATGTGAATAAATCACTATTGCCTAAATGTAAAGGTAAGAACCAAGATGGTTTCAGATTTTACGACATAGATGGCAAGAACTATCCATCAGTAACCTCAATCTTAAATATTAGAAAGTCAGATGGCTTAAAAGCTTGGCGAGCTAATATTGGAGAAGATGTAGCGAACTTTGAAATGAGAAGAGCTGCTAAAAGAGGAAAATCTACACATACACTAGTTGAGAACTATATAAACGGTGATACACCTGAAGAAAGGTCTGTACTACCATTAGGTCTGTTTAGACTTATGAAACCTTACCTAGACAATATAGACAATGTACATTTAGTTGAAGCGATAATGTATAGTAAAGAGTTGACACTTGCAGGTCAAACTGATTGCATTGCTGAGTATAGAGGTAAACTATCAGTAATAGATTTTAAAACAGCAAACAAAGAAAAGATTGAAGATTGGGTGGATAATTACTTCCTACAATGTACTGCCTATGCAGTTATGTATGAGGAGATATTTGGCAAACCAATAGAACAGATTGTTGTACTAATTGCTGGTGAAGATGGTTCAATGCAAGAATGGATTAAGAATCCTAAAGATTATTTACCAGAATTGAAGAAAAGCATAGAAACTTTTTATAAATATTATCAAGGCGTAAATGCTTTACGAAAATAGAACAAAACAGAAGTCAAATAATTTTTAGTTACCAAAGTGAGTTGTTTCTGTCTATCAGAAAGGATAGATGAAAATATTTCACAATCCCACAGAAAAGTGGATGATAGTCGTACTGGTGTCAGTACTATTATTATTAGGTATAGATGTCAGTAGAGCTGACCACAAAGAAAATATATTTTTTCAAACTACAGCGCCAATATTATGTGCTCCTTATGACAAGATGACGCAATGGCTTGAACATAATGAATTTGAAGTGGTTAGTGTAGGACTAGGCAGGTCAGGTGGAGTACAAACAGGAGAACCTGTTTATATGGTACAAGGTTATTTGAAAAAAGGAACAGATATTTTTGTATCAAGCATTGAAACTCCAAATGGAGTAGATAAGTGTTTAATGTATAATTTATTTGACTATAAAAAAGTAGAGGATTTAGAAAAAAAATAAAGGAATTATGAAAACAATTGGAATGTTTTTGATTGCATTATTTCTATTAAGTGGATGTGGCATTAAATCGCCAAGTGTAAAACTTGGAAAGAAATGTGTCATTAAAGGTGATGAAGTAGTTTATTCGTATGTATGGATACACGATAAAGATTTACCTTTACAAGCTAACAAAGAAACTTGCAAACAGATTGAAGAGAATTAGTCGTTGAAAGTGTTGTAATAACTGGAGAAGACTTGGGTGCAATTCCCAACACCTCCACCATTCACTTTAAACACACTATTGGTGTGTGTTTATGGGGGGTGATACAGGTTCGATTCACAGCTAAAGGACATTGGAGATTAATAGTTGGAGAACTTAAAACTCAATTTTAACTGGCAAACAAAACTTTGCCCTTGCTGCCTAGTTAATAGGCAACGGAGTTTGGTGGATACTTGGCAACAGAAATTCACCATTTTAACCACAAGTAGGACAACACTAAAATGATAAAAGAAACAATTTTTATGGTAGTAGCAATTTTAATAGCTTCTGGAGAACCAGAAGAAGTTAGAACTCATCCATTTTATAAGTTTGGAACACTAGAAGAGTGTACTCAATTTGTTCAATTTAATTATCAAGGATTATATACTGGATTAATGGCTGCTCTAGCCCAAGAAGGTAGTGATAAAATGATTAAAGAAATAGCGTGTGGTGAATATGATTATGACCCAGTTGGAGCAACATCAGCAAAATATAGTATTAAGTAGGTGCTTGACTTTCATTTAGTCCTATGATATAGTAGTACTATGAACTCAAAACAATTTAGTTTAGAAATAGAAACTTACAAAAAAGAACATAAAGGTATCTCTTATATGGATGCTATTGTTGGATATTGTGAGGAAAGACAGATTGATACTGCTACGGTAGGACCTTTATGCAATAAAGCATTGAAAGAAAAGGTAGCATTAGAGTGTCAGAAACTTAATTTATTACCAAAGACTAGTGGAGTATTGCCTATATGACGCAAATGGAAGTATCTTTCGTAGATAAAATGGGAAGTGACCTTTCAGTAGTAAATGCTGCTAGAGTATCTTTCGCAAAAGTTAAAAAAGATTTAGACGCTAAAGATGAGAAGTTAATTAAGTACTTGGCACTATGGGGACATTGGTCACCTTTTGCTCACGCTACAATGTCATTTAGAATTAAAGCACCTATATTTGTTGCAAGACAACTAGTTAAACATCAAGTTGGTTTAAGTTGGAACGAAGTAAGTAGGCGTTATGTATCAGATAAACCTGAACTATATAAGATAGACAAATGGAGAGGTAAACCTGTCAATTCAAAGCAAGGGTCAGCAGGTGAAGTTGAATTATCAGATTTAGCCAAAGTAAGTTATGATAAAATTATGGAGGGTTGTAAGATTTTATACGACCAATTATTAGGTGAAGGTGTAGCACCAGAACAAGCAAGAGCAGTATTACCACAAACAATGATGACCGAGTGGATATGGTCGGGTAGTGTATATGCTTTTAGTAGAGTATGTAATCAAAGAATTAAACCAAATGCACAAAGAGAAACAGGAGAAGTTGCAGAACAAATAGTCAAAGTAATGGAACAACACTTTCCACTTTGTACTAAATATTTGATAGAACGACCAGAGTTGATTTAATATGTATGGAGGATTTGAAGTTTTTAAAATATGGTTGGCAGTAAAACTACATTTTACTACCAAGACTTATGACTACTTTACTTATGGAGGCAAAGTTAATTGCAAACTAGAAACATTTACAAAACGAAATGACAGATATTTCTTTCATAAACTCTCTAAAAAATATGACGCTGACCAAGCACTTGATTTCTTTGTTGCGAACTTCTTGGTTAGTGATAAAGCGTGGATTGGAAATCTTGCCAAACAAGATGGTACCGATAATTATGTTTCTCATAGAGCTTATAAAGATAGTTTTAGTTATAATTTTAGGAGTGAGTGTAGGATTATTAGCGATAGTATGGATAGGAATAACTGCTCTTTTGATGATTTGTTTATGGTTGATAGAGGACAACATCCTCCCTTCCTTAAAATACTCTTATCTAAAAAAATCAATTATCAAACTTTCGTTGTTTTTGAAGAAAACTTGGATTTCATTAAGCGATGGGATAAAGAAATTAAGGAAACGGTAGTGTGGCCGATACATAGTAAGAGAATTAAAAAGTATATGCCATTTATAAGATACAATAGAACACAAATGAAACTGGTAATGAAAGAAGTATTTAATGTCAGTTAAAGAAAAGATAATAGAACAAATTAGAAAAATTTACGACCCCGAGCTGCCTGTTAATGTTTATGATTTAGGATTGATATATGATATTAAAGTTGAGAACGCAGTAGCAAAAATAACAATGACTTTGACAACACCAAATTGTCCAGTTGCTGCTAGTCTACCTAAAGAAGTACAAGAAGATGTAGCAAAGGTAGAAGGAATTGATAAATGCGAATTAGAACTAACCTTTGACCCACCTTGGTCTAAAGATAAGATGTCAGAAGCTGCTAAATTAGAATTAAACTTATGAGTAAGAAAGTTAGAGAAGTATTAGAAGATATTAGAAAAGTTAGAGACGATTTAGTTGCACAATCAAATCCACATTTTCAAAGTCTCACAAATATAATATATAAATGGGAAACAAGATTAGCAACAGAAACAGGTGGTTGTAGTTGTGGTAGGTCACCAACAGGAGTTTGTATTGGTTGGCATAGTTTCACAGAAGAAAAATATTTAGAACATAAAAAGAAATATGATGAACTATCAGAAGAGAAAAAGAAAGTTGTATTTCACGCAAGGGCAATAGATGGCATTGGAGAGTAGTGACCTATATCGTAAACGAGAAATGTATAAAATGCAAACTACAGGATTGTGTAGATGTATGTCCAGTTGATTGTTTCTATGAAGGCGAGAATATGCTCGTTATCAATCCAGATGAGTGTATAGATTGTGGAGTTTGTGAACCAGAGTGTCCGATAGACGCAATTAAACCAGATACAGAAGAAGGTGCTTCAGATTGGGTAGAACACAATCAAAAATATAGTAATATATGGCCGAATATTACTACTAAAGGCAAGGTTCCTGAAGACGAAGATAAATGGCGAAATGTAGAAGACAAGTTTAAATATTTTAGTGAGAAACCAGGCAAATAGAAGAGTGGATGCTTGACAAAGCTGTTCTAAAATGTTATATTAGAGATAATGGTATACAAAGTATTATAAATACTATTATTGAAAGACGATTTATATTATGATACTTAAATACGAAAATACAAATACGAAATACATACAAAGGAGAAAATTATGGATTTTGAAAC